TTTAATCCCAGAGCTAGGTTCTATATACAAATCCTTGGTGCTTTCTAGCTCACCTCGTAGAATGGACTTTACAATATCAGCATATGTCCCTTTTAGGGTTTTTGATATCTTTTTTCTCTGATTTATCATTGCTTCCATTGAAATGAAATTAATGAGATGAACTTGGTTCATGTCTCCTACCGGAACAGAGCTTTCTATCTCATGAATGAAAAACACCTGTTCTGTAAAATCTATAATATCTGGAAAGTTCTGAAGTGAAGGCGTGCTGAGCTTTAGTCGTAGGATTTCCTGACCCAAAAGAGGCATTATATTGGGTAGATTAAAGTTATCTTTAAAGACAAGACTTCCACTTAAAACGACATTCTGAGTATCTTCATATATAACAATTTCCATTACCTCAGCTGTAACATCAACAGGAGTTTCTCCTACTGATATGATTTCTGCTAATTCTAACTCAAAATCACCAGCTACCGCGATTGTACTCTCGGCCATATTAGATTGAACTTTCTGCCATTATTGCTTTGAACTCTTCTGTAAATTGTCCGACATATGCCGGATCAAGAAGTCTTATCTGTCTCTTTTTATTTTGCTCTGATTCCTCATACTCAAAATTAGTAATTTCTGTGGCAGCAGGATAATCTGTATTACTAGTACCAATATCAATCTTTGTTATAGTCTCGCCGGAAGTCTGAGATATTTCATAGTGATGCGTTCCATCTGGATCAGAATATTTCTCATTGAGGAAAGAGAGAAATTGAGGTGTACTAAGAGGCCATTCATGATACCTGTCAGTGATATCATTCATCAGTAATACAATCCAATGGTAATCAACATCGCCATACAATTTCCATGCGATACTCTCAGGAGATTCGCCTTCTCTTACCTCATAGGTATCAAACAAAGCGGTGTTCGCCTTGACCTTTGTTCTTATCGCCACTCGGCGTAAGAGGTTAGTGACTATCTTGAAATTATCATCCCCCTTTGAATCATATAAAATAACCGGAAAAGAATTAAAATACATTGCTAGAATCCATCCTTTGCTCGTTCTCTTGTTATGGTTTCTATTTCAGTAAAGGCTAATGAAATAGCAGTTCTTTGTGGAGGTGGGCCTTCTTGTCCATCATTTAATTTAGTAGGTTCATATGTAACATATTTGTCGCCGCCATAATCTATATCCAAAGAGGTTAAATAACAAGTTGAAATTCTGTTAAGGAAGGGATTTTCATTATTATGGAAAAAATAAAAAATATCAAATGTATTTGGTATTTTTAATACTCTTCCTGAACCTATTTTGTATGTACCGCCGAGATGCTCACCCAAATTTATGAAAGTTCGGTATTCTGGTAACATATGTTCCTTGAAAGTTTGTACGATTTTATGAACCATTTGAGATTCTTGTTCGCTCTTTGGAATAAAATTAAATGAGAAAGAGAAGCTTCGGCGACCGACGCCTTCAAACATCACTTCCATTTTACTACCCAATATTTCTCCTGCACTTATCTGTGCTAAAGCAACTGCACCTGGCGCAGCAATACTGGCCGTTGCAATGGCCGCATCTGCGGCAAGTAGAGTACCACTTTCAGTTATTGAGCTGATCGACTTGCTGAATGCTTCGCCAGCCTTTTGCCAGGCCTCAATTGATGAAAAATCTCCGCCCTCGCTCATGGAGTCAATAAGGCCTCCCCCAATCGTCTTCGCTAGACCGGCCCGGCCCGAGATCGTGGGGTTGGCGTAATTTGATTTATAACTTACCTTGACTGATGGGGGCATATATAGTGTTATTGCTTGAGTCATTCGTGTTGTGCCGGGACGATCCATATGCAGTCCACTTCCCTTGGCCGCGCGCCTAAATGTTTCATTACTTTTACCAGCGCCTTTGTTAAGATGTTCGTCTATAAACTTCTTTCCTTGAAATCCTGTAAGACTAGTATCTATCGTGAGCTCGGCTGGGTTAGGACCATCGGCCCCGACATCCACCTTACCTTGAGTGACTTCATTAATTATAAACATTATGTAATGACCTTGCTGATCATCACCTTCAACATTTAGTGGATATGATAAGTTAATTGGCATGTCTAAATATCCTTATGAAAGTATTTATGTGTTATGACATATAAAGGTCGATACACGCCAAAAAATCCACAGAAATATAAAGGCAACCCACGGGGAATAATATATCGTTCAAGTTGGGAAAGAAAAATGATGGTGTATTGTGACACCAATAAAGCTATTCTGGAATGGGGTAGCGAAGAGATCATTATACCTTATTTATCTCCTTGGGATGGACGAATACACCGTTATTTTCCAGATTTTTATATTAAAGTAAAGCAACACGATGGTTCCCTCAAAAAATTTATCATAGAAGTTAAACCAAAGAAACAATGCAAACCTCCCTTAAAAAGTCCAAAGAGAAAAACTAAACAGTGGTATAAAGAAGTTAAAGCTTGGAGTATAAACTCAGCAAAATGGAAATATGCGACTGAATGGTGTGATAACAACGATATGGAATTTAAGGTTTTAACAGAGGATCATCTGGGTATTTCTTATAAATAGTCATATGGCAGTAAGTAAATTCATACAATCAGTTAAAGATGAAGCAAGAGGCAGGCCTCGCTCGACTCAATGGTATAAAGATAAAATCAAAGAGTTTGGTAAGCCAGGAACTTTGGATTTAATACGAGATGGTAAGAGGGACAGCAAACCCTTTTATGGTAAGCTAAACATGTTTGTATATGATCCAAAGCATAAGAAGAAACTGCCTTACTATGATACATTTCCTTTGGTACTTCCATTGGAAACATATCCTGATGGATTCCTTGGTATCAATATGCATTATCTGCCCATACCGCTAAGAATAAAACTTTTGGATCGTCTGGTGGATTTCTCCAATAACACAAAGTTTGATGAGTCTACCAGATTAATTGTTGATTATAGTAAATTAAAGAATATTAAACTAATTAAACCAACTCTACACAGATATCTTAGAGGCCAGATGAAATCACAATTCCGTAGAATAGATGCTGATGAATTTACCATTGCTACTCTTTTGCCTGTGCAGAGATTTAAGAAGGAGTCCGCCAAAACTGTGTGGAGCGACTCAAGGGGAATGATCTAATGAGTGTTGAACCATATTTTGTAGAGCCTTTAACAAGCACTGGTATAAATAATATTCTTTCTACATTTCATACTAATGAAGGTTATGCTCAACCAAACAAATATGAAGTATTAATCTTTCCTCCAGCTAAACCAGCATCGGGAAATCAAAATCCTTCCAAAAAACTTCTTTCTGAATCAATATCTTTGAACGATAAAAAAGAAATCTCCTTGCGGTGTGAATCTGTTACTCTGCCAGGACGTAACTTATCTACAACGGGTGATTCAAATATTCATGGCCCGTTAAGAGAAGTTGTCAATAATGTAAACTATGTTGATTCTGTTGCTATGGTATTTCAAGCAAGTGCTGATTTAAGAGAGAGAGTGTTTTTTGAGAAATGGCAATATACTGCTTTCAATCCTGATACATGGAATGTAGGATATTACAATGATTATGTGGGCACCGTTAACATATATCTCTTGGATAAGAATAATAAAAGAAAGTATGGATTGAGACTTGAGGAATGCTTCCCAAAGTCAATCGCAGCAACAGAGTTATCATACGCTCCAAACAATGAAATTATTAAATTAACCATTGATATGAATTTTAGATATTGGAGAACGCTTGATATAAACCAAACAACGGAGACAGAAGGATTGGACTTTCATCGTTACCACGATCACGGGCCACACAATAATCTGATCGGAAAAAATACACCCGCCTCGTTGAGAAAACTCACTATAGATGAGTTGGGGATCACCTAAAGGATAAAAAATTATGGCATTACCACAACTTAATACCGCGACCTATGAATTGGAACTACCATCTACAGGAAAGACAATAAAATACAGACCTTTTCTTGTGAAGGAACAGAAAATTCTAATGCTTGCACAAGAATCAGAAGACGATAAACAAGTAGAAAGAGCATTTGCCGATATTATTTCTTCATGCACATTTGAGAAATTGAACCCATATAAAATGCCCCTCTTTGATATAGAATACATCTTTCTAAGGTTAAGAGGAAAATCTGTGGGGGATAAAATCACGCTTAATGTTCTTTGTCCAGATGATGAGAAAACAAGAGTTGATGTTGAGATAAACTTAGAAGATGTTGGCGTTTTAACGAGTGACGATCATACTAATGAAATAGAACTCACAAAGGACATTAAGATTATTATGAAATATCCTACGCTATCTGATATGACCGGATTTGGTGAAAAAGGAGAAGTTCTTTCCATTTTTGAGATGATTAAAAATTGCATTCAGGAGATTCATAGTGGTGAGGAAATATACAATAGTGTTGATATTTCCTCAAAGGAATTGGATGAATTTATAGGAAATATGTCAACTCAGAATTTTGAGGAGTTGAGTAAGTTTTTTGAAACCATGCCAAAATTGCAGCATGTAATTAAGATTAAGAATCCAAAAACAAAGAAAACAGGAAAGGTTACAATAGAGGGGATGCAAAGT